AGAGGAAATCTGTATGATGGCACAAAAACGCTTCCTGTACTGTATGTGCCAAACACAATGGCATTTTCTTCTTGAGTTTGATCTTGACTCACTGCCAATTGTATGTCTTTGTATCTGCCTGATGTGATCCTTAAACCCGGAATGTTTGAATTGTCCAATTGAATACCATGACCATTATTTCCTCCACTGTCTGGGTCAGTTTTACTAGAAATTGAAATACCATGTTCATACAAACGGATCTGAGGTTTATCTGGGTTATAATCGTTTAAAAGTGTGAGCACTCCACCGTGGTTAATGATTTCCACTTCAGAATTTGCTGGTGCATTGGGATCATCAGCACTGTCTGTGCCTGTGGGTGTGAATTCCAAACCAACTTCTTTGGTCAGTTTCATCTTCAATCCTGCAAATTCGGCACTGTCTGCATCATCCACAAAACTGAATCCGTTCACATTCAAATCTTCTGTGAGTGGATTGCCCAAACCACTTGCTGTGGATGAAATGATCACACCACCTGTGGAATCTTGATCCACTGTGATGTTGTCACCTGCTGAAATGTTCAACAATTGATAATTGGTGCCTGGTTTTATGGTGCCTGATACGGAATCATACACCAACACATCACCATTTTGTATGCCTGATGTGTCCACAAAGTTAACAATATCGTTAACTGCGTCACTCATGGTTTTGAGTTCTGGTCTGCTCTGTGCAATTGAATTGTTGTCTGAAGCAAATGCGTTGGAATCTGGTTTGTTAATTGGCCATGCCATTAGGTTATCCTCTGTGTGTTGCCATCAGCATCTGTTTTGTAACTGATGAATTTCTGCATCATGATATCAACCGTACAATCTATTCTTGTGCGTTTGCCATATGCATCTATGTTGAAAATATTTAACACAGGAGGGTCTGCCTGTTTGTCCACAAAGATAACTGGCACATCTGTGGCACCTGCTGTGTCTGCCAAATCAGCAATGAGTGGTTGCACCATGATGCTTTTGATGTTCACAGTTTCTGTGGTGTTGAGATCCAATTGTCTTGCTCCCACTGAACCCGCCAGTGTGCTGGTGTCTAGATTGGAAATGGTTTGCAGTTCTGTGAATGTGTCCACACCTGCCGCAAAACGCTGAAATGCAAGATCTTCTGGTTCACCTGCACTGTCTTTGCTGATGTTGAATTGAAATTGAAAATACCTGCCTGTGATGGTGTTGATGAATGCTGTGTTGGGTGTGATCACCAGTGTGCTGGCACTGTCTATTGCACCACCTGTGGAATCTACGGTATCGCCATAATACACAGTGGTTGTAATAGGTGCTGTTGCTGTGCAATCAATCACCGGAGTAACTGTGTCGCGTATGCCCAGATCCTGTATGGGTGATGTGAATTGCAGTGTGCTGGCACTGGTGCCATTCCATGTGTTAAAATTGTCCCATGTGTAACCTGCACTGTCTTCTGTGCCTGCCCATGTTTCTTGTCCCAGTGTTCTGTATTCATTTGCTGATTGATCGTAAAATCCTGTGCCCGGCATGCTATAACTCCAATGGTGTTATGCCTGGAGGAAGTTGTGGTCCAAAATTTCCCGGCATTTTGAATATGTATAAATTTCTTGCCAACCAATTCACATAACTGCTCAAGGTCATGCCTTCATCTGTCAGTGTGCCATTGTACCAATAACTTCTGTAGTAAGGTGTGTTGTAGTAGAAACCACCCTGTAGATTCATGCCCAATTTGCTGTTGATGTTGTATTCAAACTGTCCTATTGTGGCAATCACTCTGATGGCAAGATAGGTTGGATTGTGAATGAACATGTCATATTCTGCTCCCAATACACCTGCTCTCAACACATTGCCCTGTGATGTTTGTATATAATTCTGTGTGAGTGCATAAGGACCCACCTGACTGTTTTGATCAGCGGCATTCTCAATGGATTTCCAATTGATCACATCTTCTTTGATCAAGGTTTGTGCAGTTGAATTTGGATTTAGATAATATCTTATTCGGTATGTTTCAAAACTGGCAATGGGTTTGGCAAATCTCAATTTTATTTTCATGAAATTGTCCAAAGTTTGTCCACCCAAAGTGTATCTGTTTGGATTTTGCACACCCCCGATCACTTCTGCTGTTCCCCCTGTGGTTGCTAGACCTTGTTGATTAGCGGCACTCAGAGTGGTGTTGCCTGAACTGTCTTGATAGTATTCTGGAGCAATTCTCATCAGCGGCATATACTCATTGATTTGTAGTATTTTCTGCACACTGTCATCTTGTCCCAATGCAGGTGCAAATTTGTATTCTGTCATTGGAGTCAAATTGCCATATCTGCCTGCATAAGTTTTTTGATTGTAGGTGATGGTTCTGCCCGTGGTAATTTCTGTTTCAGGCACAATGAATTGATTACAATTTAAATCTGGTCTTTTGGGTTCTGGTAATGGTGGTCCTGGATCTGGATCATCTGGATCCTGTGGTGTGTTGCCAGGAGGAAATGTACCTGGATTATCTTTTGGATTGGTTGGCGCTTTGGGTTGTGGATCTGGTTCGCTTGGTAAAAAGATTGGAGGATCAACCTCTATCTGTGCACCGGACACAAATGGATACACAGTGGCATCATGTTCCACTGCATCTATCTGCACATTCAATTCACCAGTGATCTGCACACTGATCACTCTGAATGTGACCTGATTCAATTGCAAAACAGGATCTGTTAATCTAATGATATCACCTGGTATAATGTCAATCAATTCGGGTGTGGTTCTAAAAGACACTGTGCGTTGTGCCCTTGATTTCTTATAGATCATTCTTGCAAGATCTCTTGCAATTGCAGGATTGGTCAATGTTGGAAAATTAAATTCTCCAATCAATTCCTCTCCATCAGTGTAGAAAACTGTGGTTGGATCATTGTCTGTGCCTGTGCTCACAATGTCATCTTGATCTGAATACACCACCTGTTGATTGGTAAAAGATTTACCTGGATCCACATAGTTCACAATCACTTTGTTGTATTTGGTGCCTTTGGTTTCTCCACTCAGTGTGATTGGACCCACAAATTCATTGCTGTCCACATCATATGCCACATTTACTGTGCTGGATGTGATATCTGTGGCATTACCACCATCTTCCACAATCAATTTGTATCTGCCATCCACATAAGGCAACAGTGCTCTACAACCTGCCACTAATTCTTTAACATTATCAATCAGTGTTGAACCTGTGTTAATCACAGCATTCATGGTCATTGCTTTGCCTGTTTGTGTGTCTGAATATGTGACTGTTTGATCAAATTTTTCTGCGGCAATTCTAAAACTTTCTGCATCTATTTCATCGTTGGATAATCCACATCCGTATCTGGTGTTTCGCATGTAATCCAATAGACAGTTTGCTGGATTGATACCTGCAAACATTTTGGTTGAAGCACTCACTTCATCTGCTTGTTGTGTGTATGATCCTGATGTGATGCTGTATGAATCTGTTAGATCTTTTGAACCTGGAGTTAACACACTGGTTGATCTTAAATCCATAACTTTTCTGCCTTGCACATGGAATATAACCTGTGGAATACCTCCTGAAAAAACTCTGTTGGTTGATGTGTCAAATGAAAATCTAAATGCCGCATAACACAGTCCTGTGCCTGTTCTCACTTTGGAATTCCATGTGCCTGCACCCCCACCTGTGTTGAACACAGCACTGGGTTCTGGTTTATTGGGATCACCTGTGTATATTTCAAAATCAACTAGATCTTTGTAGATACCTGCATTGATTTTGTTGATGCTTTGTGCCGCTGTTCTTCCAGAATCTGTGGTTTGAAAATTGTTTGTGGTTTTGCCACTGTAGGTAACATCAGCAGGTGTGACCACACGATCATCTATCTTCATCTGTCTAATTCTGTTGATGGGTCCTTCGCATATGGCATATATCACAAAAAGATATTTGTTGTCAGTGCCATTGGTTTCCGCATGCACCACTGCACCTCCCACTTCTCTTTCACCGTACACCACAGGAATAGGCACATTGGTTCCTGATTTGGTTAATTTTACACCATCCGCAACCTGTCCAGGATCAATATCCTGCTGTGGTGCACCAAAAGGTGTGAGCACAAAGTTGAAGGCATCCCCCACAAATGATCCAATCTTTTTGACCACATCGGTGAATCCGTCAATGACTTTATCAACAAATTTTTTAACTTTGTCTCTAAATTTTGAAAACCAACCCATTATGTTTTAATTCCCCATTTGATATCTTCCACTGCCTTGTCAGCATACTGCATAAAATTTTCATATGATTCTCCTCTGCCTCTGCTGAAACCTTGTGGATTTGTTTTTCTACTGTTGACTTTTCTAAAATTTGCAAACTGACTGGCAATTTCTAGAGTGATGGTTGCTGAATCTTGATTGTTGTTCAATTGATAACCACTCACCTTGCCCTTGAAAACAATGTAACTGCCATCACCCGCAGAATCTTCAAACAGTATGTTGTTGCTGGTGTTGATGAAACATCTTTTGATGGTAACTGATTTGTTGATCTGTCCTGACACAGCATAATCTGTGATTGCATTGGTGGCAATAGCACTGAACACAATGTTTACTGTGCTCACTGTGAGATCTCCCACTTCCTGTGTTTCTGAAATTGAAATTAATTTGTCTGTGGCATTATACAGTTGTCCACCCACTGTTAAATTGTAAGGTGCATCTGTAAAGTATTCCACTGTGTTGTCTGATTTTGTGAGTTCCAACAACAGCACCGCAATGATGCTTTTGTTTGCCAGTGTGCTGTTCTGTGTGCTGGTTAAATCTCTGGTCACTACAACACCTCACGCACTTCGATTGTGAAACTTACTGTGCCATCCACATTGTAATTGTATTCAAATGGTGAACTCAATGCAATCATCAAGAACGCCACATTGTCATATGCAATTGTGTGACTGGTAGTTACTGCTTCAACCAAAGGCGGAGTGAATTTTAGTGTTTTTCCTCCTGCACTGTCTCCCCCACTGCTACCAACACCTGCACAATTTTCTGTGATCATGTATGCTTTGTTGTGATTGCTGAATGTGATCATGTCACCTGCTTTAAGTGTAAGTTCTCCTGTGTCTGTGATCACCTCAACTGATGTGGCACCTGCATCTGCATTGGTTTGAACTTCAAGATTGACACTGCCTGTGGTTGTGCCTGAAAAATCACTGATGCCTGGCAACACCACATAAAAATCGTTTAACTGTCCTCTTAATTGTGCAAGGAATGCCTGTATTGCTTTGAAATCTGCTTGAGTGTATGCAATCATTTTCAATGAACCGGTCCATATGGTGGTTGAATTGCTCACACGCACAGTTCTACCACTAGTTGTAGTTGTCACACTCACATTGTCCAATTGTCTAAAATTCACAGACTCAAATTTCACTGTGGTTGGTAGTGTGCTGTTGGGTCCGTTGATGTATCCTATGTTTGCCATTAGTTGGTAATACCTACTCTTCCTTTCCTGTTGAGTGCTTCATTGACCACACCCACAATGGTTTGTCTTCTGTCAATCAACACTTGATCTATGCCTTGTGAATCAATTGCATTGATTGTGAAATTGATATTTACTG